CAATCATGTATTGTTGTGGATTTTGTAAAGGAAATTCCCCTGTTATAGATTGCCACCTAAATTCCGCAAAAGTTGCTCCTTGAAATCTAAACATTGTTAAATTATCAGAATCGCCCCAAGCTGAATCCAAAGGTTTTGCAAGAATAGTCCAAGCCATTTCCATTTTTAAATCTGCAGCGCTTGTGTTTACAAAATTCCCATAAATTTTACAAACAAATCCATCCAGTTCTTTTGCGTTTGTTATTTCCATTGTGTTTTCAAACCCCCCAGTATTTGAAGTTTGTGTTATTTCTGAATAACTTCCAGTTGTTGGCCAAGCTGTTGGTGTTATGCTTCCAGTGTTATGAGTAACAAATAAAGGATAACCGCTGAAAACATTGATTCCAGCATTTTGAGAATAAGTTCCAGTTGTTTTCTTTATAGCTGGCAAAGCTTGAAAAGTAGAACCAGCAAGTTTTTGAAGTCCGCCATTTGGGTTTGTTACATTTTCAAACACCATGTTATATAATGAATAATTGGTGTTTCCTAAAAAGTTATTCTGTTGCCTTGCTGAACCTGTGTAAAAATATTCTCTTGTCGGAATATTGATTGGCGTTGTATAAGGTGCAACACCTGATTCATCTGTGTTATATTCGTTTATTTGAATAAAATGAAAAGTGTGGTTCCAATATATCAAACGCATATTAAAGTTCTTGCAAATCTGTTCTAGAACATCATAACAATTCGGGACTTTCATAAATCCATTTTCATCTCTTTCATAAAAAGGCCTCATTGATATTTTCATATAAACTAAAGGGTCGTCTGCAACTGATGGAGAGCCATCCATGTCCTCATTCCACCAATTGAAAGAAGTTTGGATTGTATAGTTTTCCAAATCTCCGCCAGTGTCATCTTGGTCAAGTAACATTCCAACCCTATCAAGCAACATTTTCAACCAAGTTAAACTCCCGCCAATTGGCCTTCTATATCCTCCATTATCAAAAGTATCAGTTCGTGTGAAAGGATATGTTGGAACTGAGCTATCTTCACTGTTTGTATCTCTAACGAAAGGAATCTCTTTAAGCGTTGAAATACCATCAATGAAAGTTAGTGTTTGAACATAAGGATAAGAAATATCTTCTTTTGTTTCTAGGTCAAAAATCATGTAACCCGCCCAAATCAAAGAACCCGATACATAAGAAGTTCCTTTGTTTAAAGTTACCCAAAAATCTTTCTCTTGTTTTGTTGAACGTAAACCATCTAAAAAGTTTTGTTGATTTAAACTTTCGACCAGTAAAGGAACGCTCATTTGTGAGCAAATTATAGTTGCGTTTTTATCATCTGAACTTGATGCTTCATAATCAATAACAGCACCCCCGCCAGCTAAAGTCCAAGATTCAGAAGCCCCTGTTCCATTCCACCAAAAAGTTAATGTGTAGGTTTCTTCAGTCATGCTTTTAACAACTGAAGTTGCATATTTATTTAATCCATAAGCTGTGTGAACTGCCATAATTTTTTTTAAATTGTTCTAAATCTACTTTGTTTTGTTCTTTGATTGGATAAGAATATATCATTTCCTTTAATAACTCCCTCAACAACAACCCTATCTCCACCATTCATGAATCCTTTTAGTTTGTCAAGTGGTGCAATAACTTCTGGATTTGAAGCATTTGTTCCGATACCCTCACCGATTAAACCTAGAGTCGGCCCTGTAACCAATCCACCCTCTGCAAAGGCTGGAATCAAAGAATTAAAAGCTGTTCTAGCTAATCCCGCAGCAGCTCCAGCAATTACAGGAATTAAAAGGGGGTTTAAAAAAGAAACTGATTGCAAAGAATTGCTAATTGCTGCAGCAACTCCTTGACTAATCAAACCTCCAATAATATCCTTTAACATTCCTTTAACATTTTGTGCATACTCTTCAAAACTATCGGCCCCTTGTGCTAATTCATCTCCAAGTTTTGTCATAATATCCATCATTCCATCTTCCAATGTTTTCAAATCCACATTAAAGAAGTCTGCCATCTTATCTCCTAAACTTCCTAAAGCTCCCTCAAATTCTCGAACCTCTGTATTATCAAAAATAGCTTGTTTTGAATCAACAATTTGTTCCTCTAAGTCAAGAATATCTTTTCCATAATGTTCATTAACCATCTTCATTTGCTCAAGATGTGAAAGCTCTTCCTCTCTTATTTTTTGGTTGAATTCTTCTTTTGTTAATTTTCCATTGAGTAGATTTTCTTTTAATGCAATAACTGATTTTTTGTGATTTCTTTTAAGAGCATCAATATCAATTTCAAAAGGAGATGGGCCTGTTGGCTCTGTTGTTCCTGTCGGCTCCTCTGTCGTTCCTGTTCCATTTGTATCAACATCAACATTTTGCCCTTTAACTGTGACAGGGTCATCTGTTTCAACCTCAACATCTTTTCCTTGCGCCTTGATGTCATCAGCATCAAAACCTAAAAACCCCTTTACATCAATTGGCTTAGCTTCTATTCCTTCTTGATAGCCCGCTCTGAATTCATCAGCAACATCATTTCCAAAATCTGTAAATGTCTTTTTAGAGTCCCTAAAACCTTTTAAAATCCTATCTGTATCCAGAGTAAAGATTCCAATTAAAATGTCGCCAACGCTCCCTAAAGTGTCCATAACGAGTCCTGGCAGTCCAGTGAACACCTTTTTTGCAGCTCTAAACAAACCATGTATTGCTCCTCTTACTTGCTCAACATTATTATATAACAAAATAAAAGCTGTAACAAGTCCAACTATTAAAGTAATAACTAAAAATATAGGATTTTTTAAAAAGGCTAAATTTAATTTCAATTGAGCGCCTTTAAGAATCAATATTGCTTTTGTAATTGAAACATAAGCCATCGCTAATTTTCCAACTATCAAAAATAAAGGACCTAAAATTGCAAGGAATCCTCCAAATATAACAATTATTGTTTTTGTTGTATCAGATAATCCTGTGAACTTATCCATCAAAAGTCCTACAAAACCAGCTGCAAGGTCAACAGCAGGAGCCAAAACTTCTCCAAGTGAAATTCCAGCGGCTTCGGTTTGAGATTTCAAACGCCTCATTGAACCAGCCAATCCCTTATCCATCGTATCGGCCATCCCTTGAGCTTCTCCTTCTGAATCAATAAAATCTTGTGTTAATTTCTGAATCTCTTCTTGATTTTTGGAAAGTATTGTTGCAACAGTTGCTCCCCTTTTACCAAACATATCAAAAGCAGTTGTCAATGGTTCAGTTGAATTATTTATTTGCGCCATTGCTTCATCAAGACTCATTCCAGATTTTGACAAATCTAAAAATATGTTTCTCAAAGCTGTTCCAGCGGTCGAAGCATCTACACCATTATTTGCCAAAAGACCAACAAGAGCTGAGGCTTCTTCAATTGAAACTCCAGATTCTTTTGCAACTGGAGCAAGCGTTGCCATTGCTGTTTTAAATTTCTCCAAATCCAACGCCGTTGAACTGAATGAATCAGCCATAACATCTGTTATTCTTTGAGTTTCACTTGCAGTCATTCCAAAGGCCGCCATTGTAGAAGCAACTACCGTGGCCGTGTCTCCCAAATCCTCCCCAGTTGCTTGAGATAATCTCAATATTGATTCTGTTGCTTTGTCAATTTGGTCTGGGGTTAATCCTAATTTTGAAAGATTGAGTTGTAATTCTGCAACCTGAGTAGCGCTGAACATTGTGCTAGCACCTAATCTTTTCGCTGTATCAGATAACATTTTCATTTGTGTATCAGTAGCACCAGAAACAGCCGCAACTTTTAGCATCCCTTGCTCAAAATCCATGAAAACTTTTGTTGCTCCAGCACCCAAAGCAACTAATGGCAAAGTCAAACTCATTGTCATGCTTTGTCCAGTTTTCTGCATCGATTTGCCAAACTTTGCAGCTCTTCTTTGCATTTTGTTGAGCTTCTTTGTGAAGTCAGTGGAATTTACTCCAACTTTAAAATTTAAAAAACCAACCGAAATTCCCGCCATTATTTTTTGTTTTTATGTTCTATTAATTTTTTATGATACTCAGCTTTTGATTTCAAAATTTCATAATCTGTTTTTGAATCTTTATTCACTTTTTTATCCCACTCAAATTCAATTAAATCTTTTGGCTTGTATCTTTTACCTTTTGCAACATGAACATTCAAAAGAATGCACGTGCTCCATCTTGTTCGTTCCCAATCATTCCTTTGCCTTAGATTTTCCATTTCATAAAAGCCTTCCATTTTATTAAAAAAATGTCTTGGCAACATATCATAAAATTCATTAACACTCATATTCATTCTTCCAAAAGCAATCTTTTCCAATTTTTGCCAAGTTAACTCTTCTTGCTTTTCTTTTTTGTTATCTTGGCTTTCAACTTTTTTTCTTTACCTGACTCTTCCATTGCTCTTCCAAGTATCTCAAAAGCCTCTTCAATTGCGTCCATGTTTCCATCAAATAAATCTGTTACATCAGCAATGGAATATTTAAATTCTTTTTTTGCTTTTCTGGCTCCATCTTTCATTCCACAATAAATCAATGCAAAGGCATCATTGAAAGTTGTTTGACCATTAGCAAGTTTATTTAAATCTTGCATTGTTGCTCCAGTTATTCTGGAATATTCTCTTAACGCATTGAATCCAAATCTTACTGGATAATCTTTACCATCAATTACTAAAATTTCGTATGTCATTTTTCTAAGTTTTTTGTCTTTTCTGAATTAAAAAAAACGACGCCATGCACTCAGAAAAGAAAACGCACGACGCCGCTTAAAAAACATATTAACTAATTATTTGTTGAAGTTGTCCAGAACCTTGGAAAGAAACTGAATAGGTTGCAGTATCTTCCATTGGTGCGGAAATACTTATTGAAGTAACAAAAGCTGTTCCTTCATAATTAATATCTCCACTTGCAGATGTTCCACTTCCAAATTTTAAAGTGAAAGATGTTCTGTTATGAATATGATTATACAATTCATCAGCTGTAAATTCAGAAATTGCTCCACCCCCAGCTTGTTCGTATAAATACAAAGCGTCAGTTGAAACATCAAAATTTCTTATTCCCTCCATGTTTTCTTCCCATCCACCACTAGCTTTCGAGCTTGTTGAACGAAGTGATTGATTTACATTAATTGTTGCGCTTGTTGCGAATCCAATAAGAGTTCCGCCAATATAAACGCCAAGATTTGTTCCATTAATAGAACCATTATAAGTTGCCATTTTGTTTAATTTTTAATTATTAATATTATTTATCCTTTTTTGTTTTTGCTTTCTTTTCCTTATCTCCATAACCATTTTCTTTGAGCCAGTTATACATTTCAGCATCAACTTTAATGATACTTCCAGCTTCAAAAGTTTTGTGGCCTCTGGTGTATTTTTTTTCTAATTTAAATTTCATTTTTTTTAATTTTCATTATCAATCCAACCATTATCGGGGTTTCCAATAATTTCTGTTATTTCTACTAGATTATATGTTGTTTTTCTATCAAAAAATTTTGGGGTTTCTCCTCTAAATTTTAAGATTGTTTTATCTCCATTCAAAGAATATCTCAACGAATCAATAGAATCCTCAATAACCATTTCAAAATCTACTGAATCCAACTCTTCTTTATCTATAATAACATATTTTAATTCCATTCTAAATTCCTTTTGGCACATCTGCAACAAAATCAGCTTGTTCCATATTTACCATTGTTGCATTATTATTTCCAATTTCATCATTTATTGTTGGGGCTGTTGCAATCGGATTTCCTTGATTATCTCCATCTCCCATTTTATAATGAACTTTTATATTTGATATTCCAGCAACAGCGTCTGGATAGCCTCCATTGTATAAACTTGTAATTTGTGAAGCACTTAATTCAGCGTTGAAAACTGAAACCTCATCAAAATTACCTTTCCAGAAATTACCTCCAGTTAAATTAGTTCCTATTGCACCCGAAGCGATACTTCCAGTAAAAGTTCCACTTATCGCAGTTGTCTGAACCAAATCTCCATCAAAGTAAATTTTTATATTTCCAGTCGAGTTCCAAGTTGCAGCAACATGATGCCAATTTCCATCCCCAGAAATAAAAGTTTTTGCCGCAACATTAGCTGTTCCGCCAGCTTTATAAGTTGCTCTAATTTCAGATGCGCTGTAATTATAAAAAATACGAATACTATTATTATCATCAACTTTGTAAATAATAAATTCTCTTCCACTTGTAACAGCATCCATTTTAAACCAAACAGAATAACTTCCAGATGTTTTAATTGAATCCATCCCAGTAACTGGCAATGTTATTGATTCATCAACTCCATCAAACTTTGTTGAATATATATTGTTTATTGAATTTGTAACCCTCACATTAAAATCCAAACTCTTTCTAAATATCCCATCTTTGCCGCTCATATCATCAAAAACATCATCAACGCCTTCAAAATCTATTGACTGGATTTCTACTCCATTAAAATTTCCTGAACGCCTATCCAAAGCCGTTCTTATATAATTTCCAAGAAAACTGGCTTCAGTATAGGTTTGACAATAAGCCGATACTAAAATCTTATAAGAATTAAGTTGAGGCGTTGTGCTCTTTTGTCTATCTGGAGAGTCATTTGCAATGTCATATATTATAAAAGGAAATTGAGAACTTTGTTCCATAACATTTGGAGCAATCCGAGTTCCCACAAGACCAGCAACAGCCGTATTGTCAGATAAAATTTTATATATTGCTCTTCCTACATTCATAATCAAGCGTTTTGTTTTGCAAATTTTCGAGCCGCTCTTTTATACATTTTTTCAGCTTCAGGATATATTGAACGAATTACTGAAGGCCCTTTTGCTTTAAAAGCGTCTTTCATAAAGGTTTTTCCCTCTGATGTATATTTTCCAAAGTGTTCAACTTGGTCTCCATACTCAATCCAAGCGCCATAATAACCCCCTTTATTTTTACCAAATTTTCCTTTGACTTTAGGCCCGATATATCCTCCATTATAATCTCGCGAAGCAGCAGTTCTAAACCACTCAATTGAGTTTTTAAGAGTTCCCCTTTTGATTGTTAAGCTTTTATTTGGAGGATAAGGAATATCTTTATCCGCTTCAGGAGCGTTTCTAATTGCAGCATCTTGCAAAGGTTTCATTGTTTTTTTCCACAATCTAACCCAACCAGCATCAGCAGCCTTTGAATCTTTCCATCTTTCAATTTGTTTGAACATTTGAACGACTTTTGGAATGCCTTGCAATTCAAAAGTAACCTTGTCTATTTGTTGACTCGACTTAACTCCAGCTATCATTGATTGTCTTTTATTGTTGTTTCTATTTCCAAGAATCTATCTCTTCCATCTATTTCTTTTATTCCATGAATTATGTATGTTTCATTTTCATCAATATCATGAATGTGATAAGTTCCTAAAATTCTAACATCACTCATGTTTCTCACATAAAAACAAACCTCAGTATTTTGAACGATTTGCTCGGAATCTTCTTTTCTGTCTGATTTCTTATAATCTTTTTTTGCCCATAAAGTATATAGAGTTGCATAAGTTTTTGTAGTTCCACCAAAATCATTCTTAACACTTGTGAAATTTTTCACTTCAATTCTCCTATCTAATTGTCCTATGCTTAACATACTTGAACCTTAAATTGATTTAACAAATATTGACTTGACAAAGGAAGTTCAGTTGCAGTTCTGCCAGTTATAACAGATTGTCTGTTTTCATAAAGATTTCCTATTGTCAAAAGGATTGCACTTTTGATTGCTTGTGGAACGTCAGCAGCTGCACCATATCCAACTGAATATCTAACAACAACAGCGTTCATTCTATCAGCAATTGTTGGATAAGCTTTTTGAACCTCCAATCCAATCCTTGCTGGCTCTGAAACATTGTCAAGTATATAATTAGCAGAATCCCACGTTTGTAAACTATTATTTGAGTCATAGTATTTAATATGAGTTATTGAAATAACTGGAGATTTGTATAATTGTTTAACTCCAGCAAAAGTGTCCGAATATTGTTCAACAACTGTTGTTGTGAAATATCGATTAGTATATTCTTGGCATGATTCTGTTGCAGCTGAAATCAAATTTGTTATCAATGCATCATCAGCACTTGAATCAATTTTCAAATGAAGTTTGACTTCAGAAAGAGTCAAGACCGCATCTCCAGCTGTTATAACTTTTAAACTTCTTTTCATATTAAATAAATAAAAAAAGAGCTGGCTGAAAACAACCAGCCCTTTTTAATTAATAAACCAAATTACTATGCTTCCAATGATTTTTGGAAAGTTGAAGCTTGAACAGCAGCAGCATCAACTAAACTCGTAATCACCAT